AGATGCAGGCCACGAATGGAAGTCGGAGTTGGTGCGTGAAATCCGGTTGCCCGGCCGAAGATATTAAAATGGATAAGGATTGGAAGGCGAAATAAAATGCAAAAAGTGACTTGCCCCTCCTGCGGATCTCCCATGGTCCTGCGCGAAACCAAGAAATTCCAGTGGAATAACGGCCAGAACCGAAAGTTCTACGGCTGCTCCAGGTATCCGGCTTGTACGGAGATTCACGGGGCACACCCGGACGGCAGACCCTTGGGTATTCCAGCCACAAAAGAGGTGCGAGAGCTTCGAATGGCGGTCCACAAGGTTTTCGATAGGCAATGGCAGGAAGGGACAATGACCCGAACTCTAGCCTATGCGATGATGAGCGAGAGGATGGGTAGAGAATTCCACGTTTCGAACCTGGATAAAAAGGGCTGCGAAGAAGCTTTGAAGATATTAGGGGCGATGTCATGATTTACCGTTGCAAGCTCCGCGGTATCCTGGATCCGGAGGGGTGTCGGGTGTGTTGGTCTGGGATGTCGGCGGGGGAGCGGGGGATGCACCGGAGTCGGCCGGAATGCGTGGCGGAGAACTGCGAGAAAATTCAAATCAAAGAGGGGGAGTAATGCCATTGAATCGAAAAGATAAATCGTTACCTTGCCAGCACTGGAGCGAGGGGGAGTTAACGAGCGGGCTCATTCCATGCTATTGCTCATTTCATAGCCAAAAACCCAAACCTGTTTTTAAATGGCAGATATGCCCAAGGGTAAAGTTTGAGAAAAGTTTATTGCAAAGCTTTGCGCCTAATTCTAAAATATTAACGAGGTAGTTTATGCCAGCAGGCCGTCCGAGTGAATACAAGAAAATCACCGAGCGGGTTATTCCCACCATGGCTCAGATAGAGCGCATGGCCGCGAAAGGCTTTACCAATTCAGATTTTGCCGATGTCTTCGGCGTAGATGTTTCAGCGATAAAGCAATGGATGAGGGACCGCCCGGAATTTCTAGCCGCAATAAGACGAGGCAAGAGCAAGGCCAATAAAAACGTGGTCAAATCCCTCTATGAGCGGGCCAGGGGCTATAAACACAAGGCCGTCAAAATCATGCAGTATGAGGGCTCTATCATCAAAGAGGAGTACATCGAGCATTATCCGCCCGATACTGAGGCGGCCAAGTTCTGGTTGAAAAACCGAGAGCCCGAGGAGTGGAAGGACAAGCAAGAAATTGAGAGCACCGGGAGCATGGTCAACGCTAATGTGGACCTCACGAGTGTTTCGACCGAGAAGCTAAAGAAAATTCGCGATCTCATGACCTCGAAAGAACCTGATGCAGCTCCCAAATCTGAATGATGTGAATGCGGAGCTCGCACGCCGGGAGATGCTCGAGTATTGCCGTCTGCTTTGGCAATCCAAGAGCAATAAGCCCTATCAGGTCGGCAGGCATACAATCGGGATTTGTGAGGAGATAGATAAGGCACTGGCAGACTTCGAACGCGGACAGCCATCCTTTATTATTCTTACGGTCCCACCTCAGCACGGCAAAAGCGAAATTGTATCTCGCTTCCTCCCGACCTACTTTCTTGGCAAACACCCAGATGATGAGGTTATGGTCGTATCCTATGCGGCTGATTTAGCCTATGGTTTTTCCAGGAACGCCAGGAAGCTCATGCGCTCGGCTGAGTACGCGGCCACATTCCCGGCGGTGAAGATTGCCCAGGATAACGCCGGGGTCGAAGAATGGGGAATTGAGGGGCGAACAGGGAAAGCGAGATTCTCTGGAATTGGTGGCGGTGTCACCGGGAAAGGCGCAGCCCTGGCTGTCATTGATGACCCCATCGCGAAACGAGAAGAGGCGGAGAGCGAGACTATACGCAATAAAGTATGGGACTCGTTTCGCAATGATGTGATGTCGCGACTTGCCCCGGTGTCTGTCGTTATCGTTACGATGACGCGCTGGCACAATGACGATCTTGTCGGGCGCATCCTGAAGGAAATGAAGGAGAACCCGGATTTCCCACGCTTCAAGGTCTTGGATTGGCCGGCCACACGCCCAGGAGAATATGATTGGCTTTTCACAGAGCGATACAGCCCGGCCTTTTACGAGAACCAGCGAGCCCTTCAAGGCTCCTATGGATGGAGCTCGCTTTATCTCTGCAATCCGGTACCGCGTACCGGGAATATTATCCGCGCCGATAAGGTCAAAATCCTTTCCCCTGAGAAATTCGATGAGGTTACGCGGGGGATGCGCTTCGCCCGGGGGTGGGATTTGGCATCTGGAGAGGCGAGGGTCAAAGAGGATCCAGATTGGACGAGCGGGTGTAAGGCGGCAAAGGCATGGACTCGGACGAACGACCCGCAATTCAAGGTTCCGGTACTTTTCATAGCTGATTATATTCGTGGCCGCTGGGAGGCCCTAGAAAGAAACCGGCGCATTATGAGCACCGCAATTGCAGATGGCACTATCACTGTAGGGGTTGAGAAGTTTGGGGCTTACAAAGACGCCTATACTACCGTCAAGACGATCCTCGGTGGGATACGATCTGTCCGGCCGGTTCAGCTCCCAGGGGACAAGGTTGCCAAGGCCGAAACCGTTTCCCCGATGTTCGAGGCCGGGAATGTGTACATGAGAAAGGCCCCCTGGAACGATGAAGTCTTGGCGCAATATGCGGCCTTCCCTGGGGCTGCGCACGATGATGATGTCGATGCTGTGACCGTTGTAAATGACGTCTTAGATAAACGAACCGATTGGAGCTAAACTTTAAAGGAGGATATCATGCCAGAGATTGATTTTGTTGACACCGATCCCGGAGTAGGTTCTCCTGGTCGTTCAAGGGAATTGCCGCAAGAAAATGAAGCGGCGAAAACCCAAGTCCACGTGACGGACCTTTCCGAGTATGATTTTATCCAGCTCACCTATCACGGGGATGGGGCTTATCGGGATGGGACGCTTATCCGTGCGCATGAGCGCGAGGATTCGGAGAGCTATAGAGGCCGGCGCGAGATGGCCTTCCTCAAGAACTTCTTCAAGCCCGTGGTCAACGCCAGAGTGGACCCTGTGGACACAACAAACATCATTCGGGAAGTCCAGGACGAGAGCGGAGAGGGGGAGGCTCGGGCACCTTACTTTCGTGCGTTTCTGGATAACTGCGATAATGCCGGGGCGAAAATCGGCACTTTCATGGATGAGGTCAAGCGGGAGGGCAATCTCGAAACCCTCGTCTTTTTGGTAATGGACACATTCAAGGCCGAGGACCGCAGCGGGGTTGTGGCAGAAAATCTGGAGAAGAGGGCCTTTCCCTACGTCTATATGCAAAACCGGGACACGGTCGAGGGGTATAGCTGCGACCGGCACGGAAAACTTTCGTGGATTCGCTTCTATGACCATACCGAGAAAGACGCATCCACGGGCAAAGAGACGGTCTTTTATCGGTACTGGGATAAGCAATTATCCAAGCTGCAACGGAAAGAGGAGGTCTCGGCGCAGCAAGCCCAGGGCGCAACCAAGGAAACAAAATGGATTGATGTCGAAACCGTAAACCACGCTTTGAATGTGCTCCCCGTCTATCCCCTTACCTTCCTTCCCCCGCGCAAGCGCACGGATGTGCTAAAGGTCGATTATGAGTTCTATGACCTTGCTCGGTGCAACTGGACTATTTATAACCTGGACAGTGCCACAATGGAGGCTATCTTTGACCAGTGCTTTTCCCTTCTTTGCATTCAGGGGCCGAAGTCTGACGAGGTAAGAGTCGGCACCAAAACGGTTTGCTGGGTGGACATGGAAGCCGGGAATATGCCCGCCTTCGTTTCCCCTGATCCGGCGGTTGCTCAGATTGCTAGCACATACGCCAAAGACATCAAGGTGGAAATTTTCGAGATTGCCGAACAGAACGGCGTCACGGCTAAAAGAGCCCAGGGCGTGACAGAGCAGAGCGGGAAGGCTAAAGAATGGGATTTCCAGGCGCACGGGTTTATTTTGCGGAAGATTGCAGGATTCCTACGGGATGCTGAAATCTGGATAGCTGACACGTTCAAACGGTACACGGGCGAGAAGTTTATCTATGTCCCCCATTACCGCGATGATTACGCCGTCACAGATTCGGTATCGAAAATCGAGGTTCAAGAGAAGGTGATTGAAAACGTGCGCGGACCTAAAGCTAAAGCGCTGGCCGAGAAGAATATTGTTCGCATCGCCTTCGCCGGAAACAGCGAGGAGGAGGTCAAGCCCGTGCTCGAGGAGCTCGACCAGATGGAGACTGACGAGGAAAACGCAACTTCGGTTGGTGGTGATGGGTCGGTACAAGATACCGCGCTCAATGGTGCTCAGATAACAAGTCTGGTGGAGATCGTAATGGAGGC